CTACTATGAAGCACTGCACGTTATCAACTGCCGTAAACAACTAGGCGAAACAGTTACAGAAAAAGAACACATTCGAGCAATTTGGATGGCCTTACACGCAAGTTATGCGCTTGAGGCGTTCCGCTTTATGGTATCATTTGCCACCAGCCTGGCTATGGTAGAGAACAAGATCTTTATTGGTAACGGTAACATTATCAGCCTAATCTTACAAGACGAACTGTTACACAAGGGCTGGACTGCTTACTTGATCAATCAAGTGGTCAAAGAGGATACTCGTTTTGCGGATGCTAAACAAGAGTGCGAAGCAGAAGTATATGCACTGTACATGGATGTGATCCGTGAAGAAAAAGACTGGGCAACATACCTGTTCAAGATGGGACCAGTTATCGGACTCAACGCAAACATTCTGCGTGACTTTGTGGACTACACAGCAGTAGATGCACTAAAACAAATTGGCATCAAGTATCAGGCGACGGCTCCCAAGTCAACTCCAATTCCTTGGTTTAACAAGCATACTGATACCAGCAAGAAACAAACAGCACTACAAGAAAGTGAAAGTACAAATTATGTCATTGGCATAATGGGAGAAAGCCTAGATTACGATGAGCTACCGGCCATCTAGGAATATATATGTACAAGGTACAATTTAAAAGTAAAAGTCCTTTTGAATCTTGGAATTCGTTAGGTGGCGGCGGAACAGAGGCACAGGCCATCTCTATGGCACTAGCCAAAAAAGCCAAAGGAGCCATATTGGTCAGAGTTCTTGATAAAAAAGGCAGAGTTATATATTCAAGTTAAGGAAAAAAATGAAAGCAACTGTATGGTCAAAGTACCACTGCCCTTATTGCGATCAAGCAAAGGCATTGTTAACACAACGAGGTATCCCCTTTGAAGAGAAGAAAATCGGTGACGGATATACTCGAGAAGAACTATTGGAAGCTGTTCCAACGGCACGAACAGTTCCGCAGATTTTTATCGGCGAAGAACTGATTGGTGGATTTACAGAATTAAAACAACATCTAGAAAAGGTATAAAATGTTAATTAATAAAGGCGTAAGCGCAGGCGAAGTGATCACACTTAAACTAACAAGTGGTGAAGAACTTGTTGCCAAGTTAGTAGAAGACGGTGCAACTTATTACAAACTCAAGAACCCACAAGTAATCGGAATGGGACCAAAAGGTCCAGGGCTAATGCCCTACCTGTTTACAGTAAGTCCAGATACTGAAATCAAACTACAAAAATCAACTGTTACTGTAGCTGAAGCAACAGATTCACAGTTTGCCAAACAGTTCCTTGAGTCAACTACTGGCATTGCACTGAGTTAAATACTAGTTTAGGAAGCAATAATGGCTTTAGAAAGAACAACACTTGAAGTTGGTGACGATTCATCAACGTTAACCCCTATTAAAGTTGTTAGGGATACTGAGTCTGGGCAACTCGTCATAGACTATTCTGATTATTATAAAAGAATCGCTGTCTCTGCTGAAACTTTGGCTACAAACTCTACTGCGATTAAAGACTCAATAGCTGCAATAGCTACCCAAACTACTATTGTTGCTAGCAAGCAAACAGCGATGGAAACATATCAGAAAAAGTTAAAAGAGTTAGGAGAAGGTACTGGTATCCATGTCGTAGGACCATACGATTGGCTAGGACTGATCAATGTTTATAGATCTCTAATAGAGCAAGGCGCGATTGCCGACACACAAGGTAACGTACCTGCTGAACAGCAGGCTGCGGCAACGGCGTTGGTCAACACCTACATTGCTAAAATTCAAGCGTTCCCAGCTGGATTTTAAACAATGCCAGGTGTAATAAGACAAAATGCAGACGTTACAGGCGGAAAAAACGCTGTAGGGTCTCCCAATGTTTTAGTTAATAATATACCAGCGGTTCGTATCGGTGATGCAGTCGATCCACATGGTATGGGATCGCATAATAATCCAGTGATGGCAACAGGCAGTGGAACTGTTTTTGCAAATAATATCCCGTTGTGCAGGTCAGGCGATATAGCAAATTGTGGTCATGCAGCTGGTCCTGGCAGTAGTAATGTAAATGCAGGTTAAAAATGAAAAAATTATTTTGGAATATATTGGGATTTTTAAGTTTAGGTATGGCATACCTAGGAGTTATTACTCCGGGACTTCCCTACAGCATCTTTGTTGTATTTGCAGCCTATTGCTTTAGCAAAGGCAGTGAACGTATGCACCGTTGGATCTACAATCATCCATTGTTTGGACCATTCTTAATCAACTGGGGAGAAAAACGTGTATTCCCTACCAAAATGAAATACTTTATGCTAGCCATGATGAGCAGTAGTTTGATCATAATGGGGTTGACCAATGTACCCTCTCGTGGTGTAATATATACAGCAGTTTTTATGTGTCTAGTAGCAATTTGGGCTTGGCGTTTTCCTGGCTCAGTAGAGGAATACGAAAGACGTAAACTAAACAATGAGAAAATTGGATGGCTAAAATAACCCTCGATGAACTAGTGGACATTGCCTTTGCTCACGAAGAAGGAGATCCTTTTGATTGGGGATTATTTTCCAAAGGACAAGAACAGACCATGCGAATGATCGGCTCCAGTATCCTAGAACAGTTTGACAAAGAAACGGTTACAGATGCTGATCGATTGATCATGTTGGCCACTATTACCAAACTGGTCACTGAGAATATGATCTTGCACACCAAACTGATGAAACAAAATGAAATGTGAACAAGGCGACCTTGCCAAAATTATCATGAGCATACGGCCTACAAACATAGGCAAAACTGTGTTGGTGGATGAGTATGTGGGACATTTTACGCAAGGTGAGGAATTTCAGTTTAAAGGAATTGTCTGTAAGGCTGCTATCACAGATCACTTTTGGTGGATATCCACAGAATTTGGATTGAGTAATATGTACGGAGATACTCCAAAGGCCTATATTCCAGATTCTTGGTTAGAGCCTATTCGTCCAATGAAAAAAGTCCAAAAGCAACAAGAAGACATTGACTTAACTGTTAAAATGTAGTTAAATATAAGTTATTGCTGTATGAAGCAAAGAGAAAAGTGTTCTGGACGGGGGTGCGAATCCCCCCAGGTCCACCATAAGAGTATAATGTATTTTTATGATGGGCCTGACCTAGATTCGACAGGGCAACAAGTAAATTAGTGGACAGCTCGGCAAAGCAGAAGCCGTAGGGTTGGGGTAACTCGGCCGTAGAAGCAAAAAAAGTAACCGCAAACGACTCAAAGTTCGCATTAGCTGCCTAAACTCAGCTTAGGGTAGGAAATACCTCGTAACAGAAACTACCAAACCCGCTTCGGCGGGTTTCTTTTGGGCATCATATCTAACATATCGTTTCAAAGTTGTGCGTGTACGCACATGTTTTATTAGAAAGTTCGTGTACAATGGTAGAATAAACAACTAAATTAGTTTATGATCATTTTACAAGGAAAATTATGACAACTACAATTACAATTAAAGACAAGGCAATAAATGCCACTTACCAAAATGTCACAGGCCTAACAGGCGGAACCGGAACCGGTGCTGCGTTTGATGTTACTAAAACAGACGGAGTATACTCTGTTGTTCTAGACAGTCTAGCAGCCAGTGCAGGTACAGGTTACCTTGCCGGCGACACAATCACTCTCGCTGGTACGGCACTAGGCGGAGCAGCAGCTAACAACTTGATCGTCACAGTGGCCACAGTCGGCACTGCTGGTAAGATTGCCACCTTTGGTGTAGTGGGTACAGGTCGCGCAGGTGATGGCACAGTGGATATCACAGTTGACGTTACTGGTACTACCGGAGTTGACACGTATGCAATGGGTGGCAAGAGTACAGAGTTCACAGTTACTAAAACTGCTGACAATGTAAAGTTAGCCAGCACATTGGTTAGCAATATGGAATTTAATCTTGCAAATCACGAGCGTGTTGTGTTCACGGACAAAGCCATTGCCTATGATGCTGCAGGCCGCGCAGGCGATGTATATGCATTACTAGCAGCCGCACTTGGTACTGCTGATGTTACTAACGCATACAAAGGCATTGGAATTGATCTTGCCGACAAAGGTTGGACAAACAAGCAGTTAGCAGAAGCCCTGTTGAATACAGCCGTTTACAAAACAGATGCTGGTGGTGTTAGCAATGAAACATTCATCAAGCACGTTTACAAAAATGTCTACGGCACCGATGCTACACTAACACAGGTCACTGACTATACAGCTTGGATGACTAACAGCAAGTTGTCACAGGCTGATGTTCTGGTTGCCGCCAGTGAGTTAGCAGTGTTTGAAACTACTATTGGACTAGTAGGTTTAGCAACGACTGGTATTGAGTATACACCGGTAGTTTAATTCTTTAAAAAATCAATAAAGGCTCTTCGGAGCCTTTTTTTTATTATTAATTTTTCCTATTACTGCTATTAAAAAATATTAGTCAAAACTAATGGAAAACCATTGATTTATAGGATATATAAATGTACAATAAGTATTGTTTCATTCACACACAAAGGAGATATTATGAAAACAGTTGGTGATAAATTAACCCCATTCGCAGTCACAGGTGTCAAGCCTGGACAGCCAGAAGATGCGTTTTATACAATTACAGAAAAGTCATTTGAAGGCAAGTGGAAAGTAATCGTTTACTATCCAAAAGACTTCACATTCGTTTGTCCTACAGAAATTGTAGCTTACGACAAGTTGGCACAAGACTTTGCTGACCGTGACGCTGTTTTATTGACAGGTAGCACAGACAACGAGTTCTGCAAGGTAGCATGGCAAAAGAGCCACGATGACTTGCGTAAGATCACACACCATCAGTTTGCTGACACTGCTCGTCATCAGCCAGGCGAAGAACGTGGCAGTGTAAGCCTTATTGAACAGTTGGGCGTGTTTTATGCTCCAGCAGGTGCCGCACTTCGTGCCACATTCATTGTTGATCCAGAAAACGTTATCCAACACGTTACAGTCAACAACCTGAACGTTGGTCGTAGCCCAGAAGAAACACTTCGTGTATTGGATGCACTACAAACCGGCGAGCTTTGTGCCTGTAACCGTACAGTAGGCGGCGAGACATTATAATGCTAAAATTCTTTGGCCGTGCAGCAAATCACAAGTATCCGTTGATGAGGCAACCTGATCAACTGCCTAGATGCTACGAGTTAACAGACCACGAACGTTTGCAAAAAGCCAAAGAGTGGAATAACCGTAATGTTTGGAATACTCCTGAACTTGCTGAAGAAGACGCAAACACTTACTACGGAGCATAAACTATGACCACTAATGCAATTATTTCTATAATAGTCATGATAGCTGTAGTGGGTATAGTATTATGGGACATGCACAGGAATAAGGATGAATAATGTTAAGAGATAGAAGAGTATTATTAGAACACGATCTTAAAATTGCGCATGACCAAGCCGCAGAGATGTATTTAGATATTGTGGTAAACAACGGCGATGTACACAGTGAAGAATATCAACAGATGCGAGATCGAATTTCCAAATTAGAGTTTGATCTTAATATTGTTAATCAACTAATTCACAAAGGTCATGCATAATGTTAGAAACAATTTGCGATACATTAGTTGAAGCATACAGACGCAACTGGATTACCAGTCGTGATGGCAATGTTTCAATTCGCCATCACGACCGTGATCACTTTTATATCACACCCAGCGGCGTTCGTAAACAAACAATGCAACCTGATCAGTTTAAGAAGATTGGAATTTTACATCAACCTATCGATAGATGGAATTGGACTGATCTACCATACACTGACATTAGTGCCAATCTAAAGCCCAGTGGTGAACTGCCTTTGCATTTCGGACTACAGAAAATGATGGGTCAGCACCACAATGAAGTAAGAGTAGTAGTTCACTTACATCCTACTTACTGTATTGCCGCAATGCATGCCGGTATTGATTTAAGTACCGTAAGTGCAGCCTTTCCGGAACTCAATCGTTATACCAAGGTAGCACCCAACGTAGGAGATGTGCCGCCTATCAGCCAAGAACTTGCCGATCGTTGTCATGAAAACTTACAGTTAGATGATCTCGGTAACATTGAGTATGACATTGTAGGCATCAAAGGACACGGTGTAGTTGCCATTGACACAACACCGTGGAGAGCATTTGAACATATAGAGCGATTAGAACATATCTGTCAAATTGTATTGGCATCAGGAAAATATTAAAATGAGTTTTATTGAATCAGTAAAGGGTGCGTTGCCAGATTACGCCAAAGACACAAAACTAAATCTGGATGCTGTATTGCTTCGTAGTACATTGGATGCTGATGTTGCTATGGGTTGTGCCGTGGCTGCTTTGGCCGCAACAGGAAACGGCAAGGTATTAGGTGTTATGTTAGCAGATGCACCTGTTCACGCAGATGCCGCAATGACAGCCGCTAGCATTATGGCACAGAACAATGTATGGTATCCCTACGTTGAGATGGCTGATGATCCAGCACTGAAAGGATTACCTGCTCAGTTACGTATGAATGCTATAGCTAGCCACGGCGGAACTACCAAGAGCAACTTTGAAGCATTCAGTTTGGCTGCTAGTATTGTGGGCAAGTGTCACTTCTGTGTGAAAGCACATTATGAGACATTGAAGACAGAAGGCTATACTGTAGAACAACTTCGTGATATTGGACGCATTGCCAGTGTTATGAATTCAGTGGCCAAAGTTTTAAACAGTTAATCTGGTAAGACTTAAATATTAGGGAACTTAGGTTCCCTTTTATTTTGGAGAAACAAATGCCTCAACGTATTTTAGTAATGGGCTTGCCAGGTGCCGGCAAGACCACATTAGCGCAACATATTCTAGAACATATACAAGATTCTTATAAAGTTAACGAATTATCTTTAACGCCACTCACTAAAGTTAAAGTTGGCTGGTTAAACGCCGACGATGTGCGTAAAAAATATAATGATTGGGATTTTAGTCACGAAGGACGCATACGTCAAAGTCATCGTATGCGTGAACTAGCAGATTCTATGATTGAATATGATTATGTTATTTGTGATTTTGTTGCTCCATTGGTTGAAATGCGTAATAACTTTAAAGCAGATTGGACTATTTGGGTAGATACTATCCGTGAAGGCCGCTATGCAGATACAAATGCTATGTTTGTTGAACCTGAAATATACGATTTTAGAATTACAGAACAGAAAGCAGAAAAGTGGGGAGAGTTTGTTGCCGCACATATTATAGATAATCGCAGACGTCCTGTGTTTGATTGGAAAAAAGAAACAGTACAAATGTTAGGTCGTTGGCAACCTTGGCACGATGGACATCGTGCGTTATTTGAAAGACTACTAGCTAAAACTGGACAAGTTATTATTCAAGTTCGTGATGTACAAGGTTGGCAAGGTAGCAATCCTTTTGAAGTTGAAAAAGTTAAAGGCTTTATTCGTAGAGACTTAGATATGCTATATCAAGGACAATACGACATACAGGTTGTTCCTAATATTGTTCACATTGGTTGGGGTCGAGGTGTAGGATATACCAGCGGCGAGGAAACATTTGACGAAAATATCACTGACATAAGTGCTACTAAGATTAGAAAGCAATTAGGTATGAAATAAAATATTAGTAAGCTGGGCACTTATTCTAGTATATGCAAACATGATAAATTCAGTGGCAAGGGTTTTAAAAAAGTAATACTGTTCATTTGTGTTTTAATCGTGTTAAGACTTTTAGAACGTTAGCCCATGTTTTTTGAACATTCCACACTATCATAGTTGATCCATGGTTCCACGACGATAGTCTATGCATTTTTCTAGTGTCAACATAGTAGGTAGTATTTGGTAAAAATGTTTTAATGTTACCTTCTACTTCCCATTCTAATTGATCACTCGAGTTACCTAAAAAAGTAAC